AGAACCATATGGAGGCGGCTCTAAAAAGGGTGATGGCGCAACAAGAGATGGATAGATTGGTGATTCAGATTCGTGAGTGTCTCGTCTACAGTGCGCCCCCAGAGATGGGTGCTTTGTACAGTTCTGTATACGACATGAAGGACAAGATTGAGGAGGAGCAAACTCAGGCAAGGTTGAAAGAAGAGGCTCTCAAGAGGCAAGAACAATGGCTACGCAAGGAGGAAGAAAGAAACCTACAAGCAAAGCTAGGGGCAGTGACAGTGACTTCTATATTCCTCCTCTACCTGTGGCTGTGGTTCGTGTTCGTAAGCCATTGGGGGAAGAAGTAATGGGTTGGATTGCGGCTTGCGTGTTGATTGCTCTACTGCTACCTATCATGGGTTTTCTTTATCTTGACATTTTGGAAACCAAGAATGAGGCTAAATCTCAGGTCGAGAAGGTTGAGAAACTGAGAAGACAGGTTGAACAGAAGGAAAGGGAGAAAGAGAAATGAAAACAGTTTGCTTGATGGCACTGGTTCTGTTAATGGGTTGCCAAGATAGGTTTAGATACCCTTGCCAAGACCCTCAGAATTGGCAAAATGCTGAATGTAAGCCCCCAATCTGTACCGCTACAGGTACTTGCCCTGAACAACTCGTAACCCCAGAGAAGGAGAAGAAGTAATGCCAACAGTAGGATTCAAACCAAACAATCGCATGAGTGCTGAAGAGATTGAGGTACGCATTTGGGCAATCGTGATCTTCTCCCTCACCATGATTCTTCTTGGCTCTGTAGCCATGTTTCTTTATAGCGTTTCATTTGTCACGCAACCCATGTCTGGTATGGCGGCAATTGATAAGGTTTACACCCAACAGATTAACACCATCATGGTCTTCATCACTGGTGTACTTGGCGGTGTAGCTGGTCGTTCTGCTGTCTCAGCCAGTGCCAAGGCTATTGCCAAGGCAGATGCTACAGACAATGACGAGCCACCAACACCATGAGCCTATTCAACCCTTATGTGCTTCTTGGCATCCTCATAGCGGTGCTGAGTAGCTTTGGCGGTGGGTATTGGAAGGGTTCGCATGATGAGGTAACTCGTCAGGAACTTGAAATAGCACAACTGAACGCTGAAGCAAGAGCCAAGGAACAGGTGCTAGTTTCAGCCATTCAAACTCAAGCCACTAAACTTCAGAAAGCAAATCAAGATGCAAAACTTGCGAAACTTAAGCGTGATACTGACATTGACTCTGGTGCTCTCAAGTTGCGGATTCCTGTCAAAACGCCCAACTGCACCATTCCAGTGTCCGAATCCACCACCCCTACCAGCGGAGATAGTGGAGGAGAAACAAGAGCCGAACTTAGTGCAGAGGCTGGAAAAACTCTTTTCCAAATAGCAGAAGAAGGCGATAAAGCCATTATCAAGCTCAATGCTTGCATTGAATCGTATAACCAAGTCAGAGAAACCTTAAAAGGAAAACCATGAACCTGTCAGCAAATTTCACTCTCAAAGAACTTACCAAGTCAGATACCGCAATGCGGTTGGGTTTGGATAACACGCCAGATGATGAGGCTTTAGAAAACCTGAAAACTCTTTGTGAGAAGGTACTTCAGCCAGTGCGTGACAACTTTGGTCGAGTTACTGTGAACTCTGGGTATCGTAGCCCTGAGTCAAATGCGGCTGTGGGTGGCTCTAAGACATCTGACCATTGCAAGGGTATGGCGGCTGACATTGAAGTTGATGGCGTATCAAATCCTGATCTGGCTCAATGGATTATGGATAACCTTGAATACACGCAATTGATCTTAGAGTTTTACACCCAAGGTCAGCCAAACTCAGGTTGGGTTCATGTTAGCTATGACCCAAATAATTTGAAGAATCAAGAACTGACTGCTGTTAAGGTGGCAGGGAAGACTCAGTATCTGAATGGACTCGTAGCATAAGCGGTTTCCTACAAAAGTGCTTGTGGATGAGGTGTTCAAACAAGATCACCTCACCACACTTCTGACACAACCAAGCTACGCCTTGGTCAACCTTAGTCTGTCTCTCGCCTCGCAGACCCCTTTGTCTGCCATAGAAGGTGCGTATCTTGACAATCATTTCTTGTGGCTCAATGCTTTGGAATAGATAAAGACTTGGTTCTTTTCGTTGATGTCACGCTTGTCCTGCTTGCGTTTGGCAAACTCCTCACCCTGCTTAAAGCGTTTCATCTTCTCGTCACTCAGCCAAACAGATGGTTGACCTTTGTAGTCGAATGCTGATTTCATGCGTTTCCTCTGGCTCTGATGGCTTCAACCAAATCAGATTGAAACCAATTGCTGAATGGTGTTTCTTTGATGATTTTGATTGCGGCTTCACGCTCTTTGGCGGCTACCAGTTTGGCAAAGGCTTCAATTTGTTGCATCGTCACGGGCACAGTCAAGCTGACTTTGAATGGCGACCAATCTGCCTCGCCTGTTGGCTCTGCCCATTGCGTATAAATACCAGACCATCCAGCCTGTCTAGCTATCTCAATGATTTCTTCTTGTATCATCGCTTCATTCCCCTGATAAAAATACCAAACGAACTCAAGGTATCCTTGCCAAACCCTTGCATCTTCTCAATCTCAACAGCCACTTGTTCAAGAATGTCGTTCCTTAGTTCGTCATAAACCTCTTGTTGGGTCTTGTACTCCTCAATCTGTCTTTTGCGGTTCAGCGATTCATTCATGTTCTGTCTCCTGAAGTTCCAAGATTCGTTTGTTTAGTCTGGATATTCTTTGCTCGTTGTAGTTGACAATGGACTGAGAGTATTCAACTGAAGTCTCTGCTTGCAACTTGGCAAGTTGTGCCTCAATCAGTTCTTTTTGCACCATCTCAAGAGGTGTCTTTGCTCTGAGCAAATCCTTGACATACTTGATCGTTAAATCTCGCCAGTTCATGCCTTTTTCCTTTTGTTATGGCTCAAAACCAATACCCTCTCAACCTTTTCCTTGGTTACGAATCGGTGTAGATTGGCGCATTCATATCTTCTGTAGATTGATCCATCAGACCTCTGTCTGGTTTCAAGGGTACTGACCCACTTCTCACACACTGGACACTTCACTCTTTTTCGCTTTCTTTGACTAACCACCACACAAACGCTACGCAAACTGCTATTCCCAATGCGAATGCGAATATCGCTATCAGCATGAAATTTACTATGGTTTCTAGCATTTGGCTTCTCCTCTTTAGCGTCAAAGTAAAAGAGTGCCATGACACAAAGCAACACTAGGATGACTTTGTGCCAGTGGCTCATTTTGCTGATGCAATCAGTTCTAACTCAGCATCTTTGAGTTGATCTTTGATAATTATCAACTCCTCTTCCACCATCTTGAGTTTCTTTTCCATGCGAATTCTGGTGGAATTCTCAGCGTGGCAATACCCAATCAGAGAGGCATCAAATGCCACCTTGCGAATCAGTTGGATGATCTGGTCACGGCTCATAAAGCCACCAGCGATGTCTTTGGTGGGTGAAATCTTGGCAATGAGTTCTTCCAATTCTTGTTCCATGTTCATGCTGTTTCTCCTTGTGGTTGGTAAGCGTTCCATGCAGATTGAAGTGCGGTGAAGTTCATGGGTGCGATGGTGACTGTTGAGAGGAATAAGCCCTTGCCATGCGTTCTCCTACCCCAATCGTCTGTGGCTTTGACATTCTTGAGTTCACCTCTTTTGACAGCGTTATAGACACTGTGGGGCTTGAAATCAGCCTCGACAAGTTCTTCCATTGACCGAGGCTCTTGGCAGAAGTCCTGTAGGGGTGTCATTTCACTAACTCCTTTGCAATCTCAATAATGAAGGGAATCGACAGGATCAGCCCCACGAGGGTGGCTTGAAGGGTTTGCTTAATCGTCATGCTGACACCTCACTTAGTTGCAGAACTTGAATCATTGTGTTGTCATCTAAATAGCGTCTATGGAGTTCTTCATTTTCACAGTGCAAGTCATATTTATTAAGATAAATTTGCTTGTCGGATCGTCTCCACATCCATCCAATGTGCTTATAAATGGTCTTGCCGCCAACAATTTTGAAAGCAACATCAGTTGGTAATTCATCATTTTCTGACATGATGTGTAAATCAATCAGTGCCATTTGTGCCATCGTCAGTCTCCTCGCAAAGTTCACAACCAATGTGGTCAGGGTCACGGCAATCGGGGTTGCGTGATAGCCGTTGCCTGTAGAGCCTTTCGGCTCGGAACTCGTTGGCGAGTTCCTCTAGTTCTGATGGGTTGATGTCTCTCATCAGTAATCCTCTCCTGCTCTGGCTGGTTGTGCGCCAAGGAATTGAGGGTTGTAGGGTGCGTTGTGTGTCCAAGGCTTATTGGACTTGATGCCAAGCTCTTCAATGTGGCGAATGGCTACATAGTCCAATGGCAATGAAGAGCCAAGAATCATAAACACCGCAGATTTTTCGGTGACAGGGTGAGAAAACACCCGTTTAGAGCCATCATCTTCTTTGATGACAACTACATATTCTTTTTTACCTTGACCTTTGCATTTCATTTCAATTCTCCTGTTAGGTTGAAAGATGGGGCTTGCGCCCCTTGGGTTTACTTAGTTACTTCGATTAACTGTTGACCATGAAATTTGTCAGCAACTTCGGTCATTGTCTTGACAAATTCTTGTCCTGCTCTTGCACGATTGCGGTAAGCCCACTCCAGACTTGTTCTGGCATCTGATTGCTGTCTACGATCACCTTGCTCGAAAGGAATTTCGCCTTTGTTGAAACGCAACTTGATGGTTTTTGGGGTCATTTCACCAGACTTTACTTTTTCTGCCTTGGCAATCAACTCAGGAATTTCTGCACTGATGTCAGCAATGATTTTGTCTGTTGTAGTACGGCTAACTTGGATGGGGGTGTAATTACGACCAGAGCAAACACCAGAAAACCAACCATCTTTAACTGTATAACCATGCTTGGACATCAAGCCACCTACAACAGCTTGCTGGCGACCACAGCATTGGCAGTTGCCACGAATTTGTTTAGTTGTGTTTGTCATTTGGAATCTCCTATTTGCGTTGTTGATGTAGTGAATCATATAGCAATTAACTACCTTGTCAACTCCCCCATAACCAATCCCCCACAATCCACTCAACTATTCAATCACAAAAGGCTTGACCAATGGATTCAAAGTCTTTAGACTCCCTTGCACTATGAACACACAAACTATGCAAACCATTGAAAACATTAAGGAAAAGGCTGAAATCGCTGGCTACACCATCACCGATGTAGCTCGTCATGCGGGCTTTCACCCTGCCCAAGTCTCCCGATATGCCACAGGTAAAACCATACCACTGGTAACCACCATCAGGCGGCTAGATGAGTCGGTAGATTCCCTGATTCAGAGCCGTTTTAAGGCTCTACAAAGGCTGTTAAATGACTAGGCGCACCATTGGCATTGACTGCGGTTTAAATGGTGCTCTAGCCCTCATAGTCGATGGGGAACTGGTCAGGGTTGAGGATATGCCGACAGTCACCCTCACCCGCAATGGCAAAAACAAGCGTCAGGTGTCAGTGCCTGAGTTGGTTCAAATCATCAAGGAATTTGACCCCAACGAGGCATTCACCGAAAAGGTCTTTGCCATGAGTGGGCAAGGGGTGACTTCAGTCTTCTCTCTGGGCAGAAGTCTGGGAGTCGTGGAAGGTGTCCTGACAGCCCTACAGATCAAGACCACCATGATGACCCCACAGACTTGGATTAAGTCGATGGGTGTTATTGGCGGTAAAGATGGGTCAAGAGCCAGAGCGATGGAGTTGTTCCCTGACCATCTCTCCCTCTTTAAGAGGGTCAAGGATGATGGCAGATCGGATGCCTGTTTGATTGCACTTTGGGGGTATAGGAATGGATAACAAAGAACGAGAAACCTTGCGTGAGCACATTGTCTGGCTTGGCTCTCAACTTGAACAAGAAAGAAAGCAGAACCAAGCAACTGTGGTTTACCTCAAGCGTCTCCTTGACCCAGAGGACTTAGGTCATGCGGTGTCGCATGAGGTCAGACAACTCGCCTACCAATTACTCATTGAACATCACCACATTGAAAGATCATCATGGCAAAACAAATAATCATCAGACCATCAGGTATCTCTCGCACTATTGCTTGCCCTGCAAGCGTGAGATTGTCAGCACAAGTTCCCTATCAGGAGAGTGGTGAGGCGGCAAAGATTGGCACTGCCATTCATGCCTTAGCAGAGCACTGCTACAACAGTTTTCTAGACCCGATGAAGTTTGTCGGCAAAGTCTATGAGGGCATCACCATGACAGAGGAGAATTGTGACTTTGCACAGCAACACTTGAATGCAATTTATGATATTCATAAGGAGTTGGGTGAGGGAACAGTTTCTATTGAGAAACACCTACCTTACCAAGAAACCCCTGCATACAAATGCGGTGGCACTGCTGATGTCATTGCAATCAGTAAAGACAAACGCAAGATCATCATTGCTGATTTGAAAACTGGCAGAGGGTATGTCGATGCTGAGAGTGACCAACTCAAACTCTACGCATTGGCGGCTATGGAGTCTGGTGGTCTGTACCAAGACATTGACACTGTGGAACTCTGGATTATTCAACCCCATCATGGTGAGGTACGCAAGCATTCCATGACAACTCAGGAGTTGGTTGATTGGGAGCACTACATACTGCAACCAGCGATTGAGAATGCCCTGAACCCTGCATTCCCACCTGTACCCTCAGACTCTGCTTGCCAATATTGTGCGGCTAAGACAATTTGCCCTGCACAAGCAAACTTGGTTGAGGTTGTTCACTCAGCACCACCAGTTGAAGTCTTGACAGAAGAACAGATCAGCGTCTTGCTGACAAAGTTCGACATGGTTGAGGACTACATCAAGGCGGTGAGAGATCATGCCCTTAAACGCATGGAAAAGGGTGCTGTGATTCAAGGTTGGCAACTCGCACCCAAGAGAGCACTTAGATCGTGGACATCAGAAGAGAAAGCGATTGAGCATCTCACTTTCCTTGGATTACGCATCCATGAGATAACGAAAACCGAATTGTTGACTCCTGCACAGGTAGAGAAACTGCTACCCAAAGGCTTAAAGGAATCTATTGAACCTTTAACTTCTCGCATATCGTCAGGGCTGACGCTTGCCAGAGACAAGGGTATTAGTCAATAATCCCAACCCCAATCCCCCACAGTGACATCTGTCACATTTTTCAACTTCAACTTTTAACAAGGAAAACATTAAATGAATCTAAACCTTTCAAACTCTGGTGGCTCTGGTAATTACATCAGATTCAGCCCTCAAGCAAACGCATGGACAAACCAAGATGGTGAGTTCACCTTTGAGAAGTCGGTCTTTGACCATGAGAATCTGCAAACTGGTTGGATGCTTATAGCCACTGGCATCTTTGAGTTCATGCCTGACAATGGTCTTGGGCAAAAGGGCGCACAACCGAGTGCCGAGCACAAGCGTGGCTTCAAAGCCATTTTCTACAACAAGACGATGGGTGTTGCAGAGTTCTCAGCCAATGGTGCAGGGGCTAACATGGGCTTAGAAGCGTTATGGAAGCAAGTGCAAGCACAGGCATCTGCAAACGCTGGCAAGTTGCCTGTGGTGGAGTACAAGGGTTCTCGCCCTGAGAAGGTTGGCAAGGGAACTACACGAGTGCCGCTCTTTGAGGTGGTGGGTTGGGTGGCAAGACCAGCGGCTTTGCAAGATGATGGTATGGGAGGCGCAGTGGGGTTAGAGTCACCTTTTGATGCGCCAAAGCCTGTATCTAAACCAGCACCAAGCAAACCAGCACCATCAACCATGAGTGATGATGAGATGTTCAGTTAAACACTGAACCTAACCGCACCAGAGTTTTCGGGGGAGAACTCTGGTTTTTTTGTCTCTTAACTGGATGCATCAATGTCAGCACAACAAATAGCCACTACCTTGGGCAATGCCAAGAAGGTAGGCAATGGTTACCTAGCAAGTTGTCCAGTACCCCATCATGGTCAGGGCAATGGGGACAAGAACCCAAGTCTCTCAGTGACAGATGGTGAGGATGGCAATGTTCTTTTTAAGTGTCATGGTGGGTGCGATCAGCATGAGGTTTTCAACACGATCAAGGACATGGGTCTACTTCCTGAATTACCACCCAGACCAGAATACCTCTCAAATGTCAGACCCATCATGCCAGCTATTCCAGTTTTAGAGCACGAGTGGTTTTACACAGACGAGAATGAACTTCCCCTGTTCGTTAAACAAAGGTACAAGACCTTTGATGCCAAGGGAAAGACTTATAAGACTCTCAGAATCTTGGCTGATGGCAGTCGGGTCGGGAAGTTGGGAGATTGCAGAATTGTCCCCTACAGACTCCCCGAACTGCTACAGGCGGTTACCAATGGGAAGGTGGTCTACATAGCTGAAGGTGAAAAGGCGGTAGATGCCTTGTGCAGTCTGGGGGTGACAGCCACCACCTCGCACGCTGGCGCAGGAGGTTGGAATCAAGACTTGAACCAATACTTCTCTGGCGCAAATGTTGTTGTCGTGCCAGATAACGATGTTGCAGGGTGGAGTTATGCCGCCAAGATTGTGGAATCCTTACTGCCTGTGGTCAAAACCATCAGGGTCTTGGATTTGGGGTTGGACAAGCCAAAGGAAGACGCATACGAGTTTGTTCACCACTATGGCGGTACAAAGGAAACCCTAGCCGCCAAAGCCAAGGGCGCAAAGGTTTTGGGGCATGAGGATGTCATCCTGATACCTAAAAGGTTACGAGAGTTACCGCCAGAAGAGATAAACCATAGTAAACCTGATAGAAAT